TTTTGCTTGATTTACGGTCATCGCCTACCGTGCTGTCCACTCTGTTACTCTTTGCCCTGTCGAAAACCAAAGTCATCCCCACCTAAATATACCTAATACACTTAGGTGGAGATGCCGGGAGTCGAACCCGGGTCCAAGACCTGTTTCACTTCACTTCATACAGCAATGCATTGATTATATATTTATTTCTGGGTTTTGTCTACTGCCTTGGGTATTAACCTAGCTTCGCATCTGGCTTTAATTGCACTTTCCCTGTGGTGGGTAATTATTTTTATAACCTCTTCGCATTCGTCTAGTCGTGAATATGTATTCCAATCTCGCCACTCACCATCGGCTACTACAAATACTACTAAAACGAAAATCCAAGTTTCCACCTACTCATCCGATTTTGGTGGCTGATATAACCACTCATACCACATTATAAATGCTACTATAGAAATACATCCTACTAGGAGTGTGCCTAGTAGGAATCCAATTAAAAAATACAGTTGTTCAGGACCCATTAATCACTTACGGTCTCCGAAAAGTTGTAGGAGACTAAGGAATATATTTATAAAATCTAGGTAAAGAGTTAACGCACCACGAATTTCGGCTGTACCGTTATCGGTGTCGTAAGTAACTTCTTGACGAATTTTCTGTGTATCGTAAGCAGTTAGTCCGGTGAAAATAATAATGCTAAGGGCCGATAGCACCATGTGCATCACAGAATTTTTTAGCCAAAGATTAATAAGGCTAGCCACAATTACAGCAATTAGGCCGACGAACAGAAACTGTCCAAGGCTCTCTAAACTACGTTTGGTAAAATACCCGTAAAAGGTCATTGTACCAAACAGTATTGCAGCACCAGCAAATGCCGACCAAATACTACCCAATGTGTAGACAACAAAAATTGAACTAAAACTTAGCCCCATTAATGCCGCAAATCCGTGCAACATAGCAACGGCAACAGGCTTAGGCGGATTCTGGCTTAGTGCATAACCAATGCCAAAAATAGCCACTAGCGGTGCAAAAATAACTACCCACTTCAACGGAGTACCAAACAGTAATTCCATTGCAGCATGATTATATCCGATCAGAGCACTAACAATCATTGATGTAAGGATAGCTAAACTCATGTGAGCATAAACTGCTAACATAGCATCATTGATTTGTGTGGCGCTGCGAACGATTCTAGAACTGTACATAAATTTTTCCTTGAAATATATCCTTACTTATTTTTGTTGTACTTGATAAACAAAAAAAGGGCCCGAAGGCCCTTTTGAACTACCAACTATATTAAGCAGTTTCTTTCTTGGTAGCACGAGCCTTGATGTCAGCCAGATCTGGCTTGGACTTCAGCTTGGCACCAGAAACCTTGACTTCGGCGTTGTACTTTTCATCGGCTGCATCAATAGCAGCACGATACTCAGTATTAGCGTAAAGGTTGGTAGTTTTAAGGAACGCGACCAGCTCGGGCTTGGTCATTGCGTTCGGCAGCTCGATCATCTGGATGTCGCTGTCAGTTTTAGCTAGGATTTTTACACGAGTCATGTCGTTCGCAAAACGAACTTTGTAACCCGACTTCGACTTAGAAACACCACCAACGTTAAAAGTTTTGTTAGACATACTTTACTCCATAAATTAAAAGTTGATTAAAACACACATTTGCTACTACACCACTATTTTACTGCTGTTCGAATTTGGTGTCAACCTTATTCTGGTCGCAGTTTTACCAAAACTTATCGGCTCAACTCGGTTGCGGTTTCTTTGGTTTTAACCACAGCCTTGTCCAGCATACGAGCAATACCCGTAAAGCCAACAGTAGCCACAATAATACCAAAAATGGTTCCGTAAATAAAGGTTCTCATTCAGCCCTCTCTGCTTCTATTGATTCGATTGCTTGACCAAGATCCCGCCAGCTGCGGCCTTGACTATAGATCCAATGTCCGTCGGTCCAGAGATAGAAGTACTCGGAATCGTCGTAAAAATTTAGGAATTCATCGCGAGAGTTAAACACACGCATTTCAACACCATCCTCGCCGCGATCGCGGCCGTAGTACTTGCACCAGTTGCCAGTTACTTTGTCATTGAAATTGTGTTTTTCGCCAATTTCTGCACCCAGCGAGCTGAGGTCACCGTATGACAGCATTTGGAAAATCTTATCTGTGCTTTGGTAATGACGGTACAGGATCTCACCGTTGTTCTCAAGATAGCCGTCCCAGTGGCAATAAACTGCCAGGATCTTACCATCTTTTTCCATACCAATTGCTGAACGAGTTGCCATTATTTGTCCTCTCGAATAGGATTAATCAAAACATTAAGTCGATCTGCGGTACTACGAATATCTTCGCTAAGTTGGCCAGTGCCAATTTCCGTTTCTACGAGTCGAGCAATTTCGTGTAACTGAATCACGGCATCAAGTAATTTAGGATCTGGCATATTATTTTAACAAGTTACGCTGATATTTAGAACCATCAAACCACAGGCAGAACAGCAAGACCCAAATGCCGCTAGCAGCAACAAACAGGGTTTCCCAGGGCTTGCCAGTTACTACATGATAGATTAGAGCCAGTCCCATAGTGCCTCCGATAAACGGGCACAGTAGCACAAAGGTCCAACCAATCAGTTTAGTCATCGTCTGCTCCTTGTTATTCACTATACCAATATTATAGCAAATTTAGGATTTTTGGTCTACCGTTTTTTCTGTTGCTTTTTTAGCAACTTTTCCGTACTTTTCGCACCAAAGGCAACGAACACTTGCAGTGCCGTAAAAGTATTGCTTCATATCAAAGTATCGATTGTTGCAAACTATGCAAGTAAATGACTCCATCGGAGGGCCATCGGGTCCGTCCACCGCTTCTTGCTGTTTAGCCTCAAGCTCGCCCTGCACTGGCAATGCTTCAATGTCGGCTTGTACAGCCTTCATAATAGCACGTTTTCTCATTAGTTGTAGCCCACTTCGTAATCTTCGGGCTCAAGCATATCGGCTTCGAGTACAGCGTCATGATAGGTAGTAGCACCTAGCAAGATATTCTGTCCGTGAAAAAAGCAGGCCATATATGCACCACTAAGTGGATCATAGTCCACGCTAATTAGAAAGTTACTCATTCTGCAATCTCCGTGTCGTGATAAAAGAATGCTGCATTAAGATTAGATTCTAGTGTATCTGCTCGCGGTCTATATTCTTCAACCAAAATTGTTGCAAGTTTATTCAAACTATCGTTAGACAGCATAGCGATTTCGTTAGCAAGAATTTCTATTTTGTTCATAGTTCGTCTACGTTAATGTCACTGATATCTTTGGGCTTGGCTTGCGGCCGACCCCATGCACTATTACCAGCATCCGGCGAGCTTTTACCGGTTGGAATTTGTTGAATTTCACCACCATTAGCAAGAAACTCTGCAATGGCCTTTTCGTATTCTTCTTTATTCAATTATGCTCTCCCGTAAAAGTCTGCGTCTAGATCTGCTGCATTTTCTGCATATTCCTGCGGATCCTCATCATAATCCGCATCCAAAATTTCTAGTACTTGTTTAACACTAAGGCCTACATTATCGGCAATAGCCTGCAAAGGCATGCCCATAAAATCCATTTCGCGGATTTCAATTTCAAGATTTTTAAAATATCCCATACACGCTCCTTATCATTTACTATACCAACATTATAGAGAAATGGTCCTTTACGGTCAACCAAAGATTGCTTGGGCCAGGTAGTAACCAAGTGTTATAAAAAATGCAACATACCCAACACCAGCAACCAGTAGTCCTGTGATAAAAAACGGTACATTAATATCTTGCATTTTTGTTAATCTCCGGAATCAATTTGATAACGATCGCCGCAGTGATCGCAAGTGTATTCAGTAAGGCAGCGACCCACGTTCTTGCTGGAATAACTGTGATGGCAAGGAGCACCGTCTTTGTTCAGCGGCACCTGTCCAGTTGGACGACCAAACATATATTGACCACCGCAATTGGTGCATCCAAAAGTATCAGTTGCTCGATCGTATCCAGCGATGACATTTTTATATTTGGTATCGCCAGCTGGCACACGACCTGAACCATTGCACACAGGACAAGTTCCTTTACTCATTTAATGCTCCTTATTAGTTAATATACCAATATTGTAGCAAAATGGGTCTTTTTGGTCAACCAAAATAAAATGTTGCAAAAAAGCAACAAAAGTTGTTAATTAAACAACCATGCCAAGTTTACGCAACTCTACAGCAAAGGTAGGTCTGATATTGGGTTCCACTTCCAGTACCTCACTTCCGCCGTTGTCCAAACGATCTGAAATGTCCTTGGCTTCTTTAAGGCTCAGACGTCTACGGTCATAGGTGCGAATACACTTAATCAGTGCCACTTTGTTTTGTACAGAACTCATAAACGGATTCTTAACATGAATCTTATCCATGCGGTAATTACCTGTGAGCATGGCCATAAACACTTCACCTTTGAGATCAGGATCTATAGTATCTGCAATAGCAGTCCATAGTTCCTGACCTTTTTCAGCGCCGTAGATTTCAGCAACAGTCTGCATGAAACTGACGCTGGCTCCCACAAGGTCTTCTCGATGTTTTTCTGGTATCATTAGAAATTCAACGGAAATTTACCGCTGGCAATATCCAGCAGCATAGCATAACGCTGACGAGTACGATAGTCGGTTTTTGGAAGATCGTAATCGTAAGTATCTACAAAATGTGTCTTCTTAACTTTGGTTTTGAGACTAGTAACTTCCCATCTACTCCAACCGTCATCTTCAAAGTTGTAAGCGCCGCTAGCAGTTTTTAGTTTGAATCTCTTGTCAAGATCATGAATTGTATCGGCACCAATGGTAATACAATCAAAACCCCGGATAATTTCCATGTTAGACAGTTTACGCTGCTTTGCTTGTTCGCGATCAATCTTGCCGCCGATAGCCACAAGGTCGCGACCGCTTAGGCCCATAAGTTGGGCATAGGCAACGAACTGCTCCAGTTGCTCTTGTTTGTCTTTGCTAAATCTGTTTAAGTTAAAAGTCATCATGCCCACCTTAGTGCAAACATTGTAGCATCATCTTGATTTTTGAACAACCAGCTAGATTTACCAAATGCGGTAATTAACGCCCATCGTTTGTTTTTGTTAGAAGTGTAGAACCCACCTTCACCTAATTGTTTAACACACCAGACTACCATATCCTCAATTTGGTGATATCGATCCTTTTCAAAATGGATCTGAAATGGGTGTGTAAGATCAACGGACATTATGCCCACTTTAGTTGGAATAGTACAGCATCCTGTTCACGTTTAAAATACCATTCAGTTTGATATTTTGGTCCATCTAGATAACCCAATATATCTATACCCAATTTGTACCATTGTTCGCCAAACGGTCCTATGTTTTCTTTGCACCATTCCTGTGCTAACGGCCACTCCGGATTATTGATTATGATATGATATCGCCACTCTGGATCCATCATGTCTGTCTTTTTAATAAGTCCCAGGCTATGCCGTCCCAAGGTTCAAATTCAACATCTATCCATCCGGGCTGATGTCGCTGCTTTATTTCCCACCATTCGTTCTCAGTGTCCCGATAAACTGTACGGAACTTAGAACCATGGTGTGATTGAACATATCGTAGTACTGATTGGGCATTGTTAGTAATACTAATAAATGGGCCGCCAAGGTCTTCTAAGAACACTATTTTGTGTTCTCGGTCTATCCATAACACATGAAAATTGCTTCTCATATTTGTTTATCGCGATAACATCCGAGTTAACTCTGCATGAAGCAAGGCAACTTCATCGTTGGACACATAAAAGTCTGTTAGTGGATCCCAATACTCGCCTTCTTTTGTATCGTAATATAGCACACGACCGGTAGCAAAGAAGAACGGACCTTCTAGTCCTTTACGCGGTTGCCATTTTGCATCACGCTCACCTAGAACAGCATATCCCATTTTAACTCCTTAATTTGACAGTGTATCCCAGACCATGCCGTGCCAAGGAAGGAATTCAACTCGGTTAATGTAAGGACTATCTGGACGCATACGCTGACCCACAATCTCCCACCACGAACCTTCGGTGTCACGATATACTACACGAACATCACATGAATTTTCGGCAACCATTGCTGCCATAGCATGTTGTATATCGGAGTAAACATTTTCGGCATCGTTGGTCACACTCCTCGGGCCATCCATGTCCTCAATGAATGCAATACCGTTTTTAACTTCAACTAGACGCCATTGGCTACGCATACGCATTTTATTTTGTCCTTATGCAACGATATCTATCTTTTGCGATGTTTAGTTGGCGTGCAACATCTGCACATTTAGCCAGCATATCATGCTCGTTCAGTTCAGTCATGTTTTTTGGTTCTACAGTCGCCAAAGGCCGCCAGTCATAGTCCTTATGTACCATTGAATGTGTTTCTACGCTGGCAGCGACAATGGTCCAGACAAAAAGAGTATAAATCATTTTGTCAACCTCTCATCAATGCGATCATGGCTTGCATTGCTTTGTAATATTCCTGTGTATCCATATCAAGCGGAATAGCATTAATACATTCCCTAACAATCAACTCATAGAATTTTTCAGCGAATGCCTTAAGTTCAGCATTGTATGATATCTGCTTGTTAATATCTTCTTCGGCCATGATTTTAGCCTGCGCTGCCAGTTTTTCAATTCGTTCGTTCATTATTCCACCTCAAATTCAGAATACTTACGCCATTCCCATTCAGTTGGTTTGACTTCTTCTGACCATATTAGAGCCTTGGTTTCGTCGTCAAACACTCGCTCAACGGAGTCCCAAAAATCAACTCCATTGGTGCAACTTGTAAAGCCAATATACACTTTCATTCTAACCCCAAATGGTTTGGATCACGGCATTAACAAACAAGCCCATTGCTATGATAATAATTAGTGGGCGCACAACGAAGAGGAGTAAAAAGGCTTCGAGATCGTTATGCATTACATGCTCCAAAAAGTTCTTTAGTCATAAATAATTATACAAAAAGGACGAATTTATGTCAACCAAAATTCCATACAGTTATTTTTTATATCACAGGCCAACTGGTTTAAAGTATTACGGAATTAAACATGCTAAAAACTGTCACCCCAGCCAACTATGGAAAAGTTATTTTAGCTCATCAACTATTGTAAAAAATTTAATAAAAGAATACGGCACAGACTCTTTTGACTTTTATATTAGAAAAACATTTGAAACATCCAGTCAAGCATTATTATGGGAACATAAAGTATTACGAAGATTAAATGCTGCTAATCGTCCCGATTGGATTAATAGGCACAACGGAGGAACTAAATTTAGATCTCCTATTACTCATAGCGAAAAAACAAAACAACTTATATCTAAAAAAGGTAAAGGTAAAATATTAACCGAAGAACACAAATCTAACATAAGCAAAAGTTCATTAACAGATAGGCAGCGTCGTCGAGATCAAGGATGGAAAATGCCCGACGATTTTGTGCCTAAAATGTTGCAAACTCGAAAAGAAAAAATAGCACAAGGGTTAATAGACCCATATTCAAAAGAACGAAACGAAAAAATGGCTGCATCAAAACGAGGAACTAAACGAAAATATCTTCCGGATGGTTCCTTTATTATGGTCAAAATTCAAGCAGACCAATAGGTTTCTGAAGAAGGCGAGCAATAGTACGGAGTGTCGTAACGCTCTTGAAACTCCTTGCCGCCCATCATGTTGGTGCGAGTGACATAAGTTTCATGCACCTCGGCAACAAAACCAACCATTTCAAAATCACATTTTACAGTGAGAATGTGTGCCTTGGTAGTGGGTGCAAAGTCGATGACTTCCACAAAACGCAGACCAACCTTGTCCTTACCAAAACGGCTAGGCTTTTTAATACGACGGTCCGACTTGTACAGTTCAACAGTATATGCGGTAAGCTTGCTCATTTGTTACGCTCCTTATTAGTTACTATACCAATAGTATAACAAAATGGGTCTTTATGGTCTACCAAAAAAACTGTTGCTTATTCAGCAACAGTTAGCATATTTGCAGGAACGTTCCAGGTAGTAAGACCCTCACGAACTTGCACATTTTTTATTTTGATTTTAACAACATTACCCGTATGCACACGACCGGTCTTAGGATGTGTAAATTTAACAACATCTCCGGGCATAATACTACGTTTCGTTTCACGGCCAATTTGGGCACGACGGTATTTAATAGCAGCCAGGACGCTGTCTAGTTGCTCATTTGTAAACGAACCAAACATAATTGCTGAATTAACATCCTGAATAGAAACTTGCAACATTGTTAACTCCTAGTTAGTTACTGTCCTAAGAGTATAACAAAATGGTAAATTTTGGTCAACCGCAAGTTATGTTGCTAACGGATCCACTCCACAAATATCTCTTGGGTCAATTCCTATAGGGATCTGATCTGGATCTAAAATATCATGAGTTTCGCTGTCACGCAATGCGTGGACACAATATGCTATTGTCCCGTCCTCTAACGCTTCGATGTGGTGTAATTTTCCGGCCTTGATATAAATCATGTGCGGAGCTTCGAATTCAGTGGTTTTGCCATCAACAGAAACACGCACCGATCCATGTGCTAATAAAGTAACATGATCGTATGTGTGTGCATGACCCTCGTTGACATCTCCTGCTTGAACAAACAGCATTTGTCTTAACCACAGATTTTTTACACAGGTAATTTTTTGTATAGGTTCTGCCATTTTTATAACTCAGTAAGTGGAATTCCATGTGATGGATGTGAAACTAAACGATTATATTGTGCCTCACTAATTATTTGCCA